CGGTTAGACCAGACTGCATTGGCGCTGGTGAAGGTCAATGAGCAAGGCTGGTGGGTCAAAACCATCGACTATGGTCGCTGGGACGTGCGTGAAACTGCTGTTCGTATCCTCAAGATGGCGAAGGACAACCAAGTTCGCATCATTGGGATTGAAAAAGGCGCCCTCCGTAACGCAATTCTGCCCTATATGCAAGACATTATGAAGCGAGTAGGGTTCTTTCCTCGTCTTGAAACAGTCACTCATGGTAACCAAAAGAAAACAGACCGTATTGTATGGTCACTTCAGGGACGTTTTGAACACGGAAGAATTGTTTTAAATAAGGGCGAGTGGAATTCTGTGTTTATTGATGAACTAATGCAATTCCCTGATCCAAAGACACATGATGATTTAGTAGATGCGTTATCTTATGTTGATCAAGTGGCTGTAACAGTCTACGCAAAGGACATTGAAGATGAATTCGAGGTCTACGACGCTCAGGTGGGCTACTAATGGCTGACGAAGAGCAGAAGAAGTACAAAAAGATGACCAAGGGCGACTTAAAACTCGTCCAGTTTGTCGTCAATCAGACAGATATGTGGCGTGACCACAGAAATGCCAACTATATTAAGGCTTGGGAAGAATACGAGCGTCTTTGGCGTGGTCTTTGGACTGAATCCGACAAAACCCGGATGTCCGAGCGTTCCCAGATCGTTACACCGGCTATTCGGCAGGCTATTGAGTCCCGTCAAGCTGAGATGGAAGAGGCAATCTTCGGCCGTAATCAGTGGTTTGACATCGAACCCTCCCAAGACCCTAAAGAACAGCAAGAAATCGCTCTTCTGAAGGAACGTCTTGCTGAAGACTTCAAGAAAGACAAGGTTAAGAAGGGAATCACCCAGGTTAACCAGCTTGGCGAGGTCTATGGCACTGGAATTGCTGAAATCACGATCAAAGAAGCCACTGAGACCCTCCCTGCTACCCAGGACTTAGGTATTCCTGGCCTGATGGCTGTGGGAACCAAAGAGAACAAGCGTGTGTCGATGCAGGCCCGCCCTGTGTCGCCTAAGAACTTCCTGATTGATCCCAATGCCACAGAGGTTGACGAAGCCCTTGGCTGTGCTGTTGAGGAGTTTGTGGGCCTGCACACCATTGTCAAAGGAATGACTGATGGCATCTATCGTTACTGTAATCTTGACGTTTCTGCTTCTGATCCTGAGTTGGAGCCTGTCCAACAGGTTAATGACTACGATAAGCAGAGAGTTAAGCTCATTAAGTATTACGGTCTGGTTCCTCGTGAATATCTTGAAGATACCGAAGGAACAGATAGCGATAAGGTCGAAGACGCTTTAGAGGAAGAAGATTCTAAGTACGGTACGTCTGAACTGGACGACCAGTACGAAGAAGACTTTGGCGACATGGTTGAAGCCATCGTTGTCATTGCTGATGAGGGACATCTTCTCAAGAAAGAAGCGAACCCTTATATGCTCCAAGACCGTCCTATCATCGTCTACCGTCCCGATACCATTGCTGGTCGCTTCTGGGGCGTAGGAACGGTTGAGAAGGGCTACAATATGCAGAAGGGCTTAGATGCCCAGATGCGTATGCACTTGGACGCTAGTGCCCTTGCTACAGCCCCTATGATGGGCTTAGACGCCACTAGGATGCCACGTGGCTTCAAGTTTGAGATTCGTCCAGGCAAGTCCGTTCTGACCAATGGTGATCCAAAAGAAGTCTTGTTCCCGTTTAACTTCGGTCAAGTCAATCCCGTTTCCGTCCAAACAGCGGAACTCTTTGCGCGCTATCTCCAACAAGCTACGGGGACGCTCGATAGTTCTGGCTTACCGCAACAGGTAGGCAACCAAGCTGATGCTGGCGGCATGGCAATTGCTATGTCGGGGATCATCAAGCGCAATAAACGCTCATTGATTAACTTCCAAGAAGACTTCTTAATGCCTCTGATCTGGAAGATGGCTGTTAGGCGTATGCAGTTCGATCCTGACCGTTATCCGGTGAAGTCGTTCAAGTTCATTCCTACCTCGACGCTTGGTATCATGGCGCGAGAGTACGAACAACAGCAATTCATTGCCCTGATGCAGACTCTTGGGCCTCAGTCGCCTATCGTGCCTCTGCTGCTTCAAGGCGTGGTTGAGAACTCTTCGCTGTCCTCACGTGAAAAACTGATGGCGGCGTTAACTGAGATGTCTAAACCGAACCCTGAGCAGCAGAAAGCTCAACAAGCCGCACAGCAACTCCAGATGGCTGATCTTCAAGCTGGGGTGCAAGAGAAGCAAGCCAAGGCTGCTAAGGCTCAAGCGGAAGCAGAAGCTACACCGATTGAGGCTAAAGCTAAGTTGGTGGCTGCGTTGTCTAACAACCTCAACGAAGACAACGAACAGGGTGACTTTGAGAAACGTGCCCGAATCATGGAGTTAGGGCTGAAGGCAAAAGACATTGCCGTAAAAGAGAAAGACTCCGAAAATAACGTCACTATTGCGAAGTTGCAACAGTCCGCCAAGGTACACGACACAATCGAGAAAAACAGGACTGCAAGGATGAAAAACGCAAGTTCTTCTAATAAGGTTTAATCATGACGACTATTTCGGACTATTTTGAAACTATCCAGACAATTGCTGCTGGTGGTTCTGCTGCAACAGGTTCGTCTAAAAACGGACAGGGGGATGCCACATTCCAAGCTACTGTGTCTGGAACTGGAGCAGTAAGCGCCACAGTGAATATCGAAGTTAGTAATGATAACACAAACTGGTTAGTTCTAGGAACTATTACACTGTCTGGCACTACTTCTGCAACAGATGGTTTCGCTTCCACAGCTAATTGGCGATACGTCAGGTCGAACTGCACCGCGATCAGTGGCACGAATGCGGCGTTGTCGGTCGTGATGGGGGCGTGACATGAGCGTCACCGTCAATCAACTGCGCGCAGGGACGCCGACGAAGTTCGACGTCGATAGCGCCGGCCGCCCGAAGGCTTTGCTTGGTCCCGACGGATACCCGGCGCTGTCCGTCGAGGGCGGCAATGCCGGACCGGGGACGCTGCTCGTCGACTGGGGAACGACCGGCACGGTCTCGCTCGTGAGCGCCAACGGCGCCCCCGAAGCGGCGGCTGTCGACTCGTCGGTGACCTATGAGGGCTATTCGTCGATCAAGTGCACGTTCAAGGCGTCCTCGACGTTCATCGCGAACCTTGCGGTGACATCCGCATTCACGATGTCGAAGATGCGGACGGTGCAAGTCCCGATCTATTTCACCTCGAATAGTGCGTTCGTTGCTGGCACGAACCATATCAGCATCTGGATTTACGACTCCACCTTGGCAAAGACTCTCCGAGCGATAGTCGATACGTCCACGCTCACTCCAAACGCGTGGAATGTGATCTCGCTGGCCGCCGGAGCGTCGACCGAGGGATGGGCCTTCGGGACGTTCACGAACACGTCAGACATGGACAACGAGACGTGCCCCCGAGTGCGCATTGTCGTCGTCACGCCGGCCGGAACGGATAACGTGAACGTCTGGATCGGCCCAATCACAATGAATGCGCGCCGCAAGGGAATCGTCTCGCTCGTGATGGACGGAGAGTACGACTCTCAAAAGAAGTACCTGCTGCCAATGCTCGACGGGTACGGATTGCGCTCCTCGCTGGCTCTCGTCGCTGGGAATGTCGGGTCTGCGGGATACATGACGCTCGCGCAGTTGCAGGACGCCTACGCGAACGGCCACGAGATGATTCATCACACATACAGCGCCGCGAAAACCGGCGGGTACGCTAACGCTACTGACTGGCCCACGCAGGCCGACATCGAGGCCGACATCAACGCCGGGTATTCGTACCTGACGGCGAATGGGATGTCGCGCGGAGTTGGGTACGCCGTGCATGGGCACAGCTACCCGTTCGACCAGACCGTTGCCGATGCTCGCCAAGCGATCGTCAAGGCCGCGTACACGGCCACCGGCACGAAAGCGATTAGGAAGTCAGTTAGTGTGTACAACCGACTGCACTCGATCGCCCGTCCGGGAAGCAGCTTCGTCTGCCAGGGCGCGGTTCAAGTCACGAGCACGCACTCGTCTGCGAACATTCAGACGTTCATCGACTATGCCGAGTCGCGCGGAGAGTGGGCGATTATCACGATCCACAGATCCGTCATCGACTCGGCGACGCCTGCGGCGCTGGAGATGACGAACGCCAACTTCAACACCTGGCTGTCATATCTCGCCGGCAGGGCACGCATCGGGGCCGTCGAGGTGCTGCCGTTCGGCGAGGCGGCGCGAAAGGTGTTCCGTCTGTGACCCGCCCGCCGTCCGTGATCAGCGAGGCGTGACGTGACCTCAGAACTGCAACAGTGGTACGAAGAGCAGTTTAACCTATTCAATACACAAGGTTGGAAAGACCTCATTGAACAAGTAACTCAAAGACAGAAGAATTACGACAACATCAGAGGTATTTCAACAGCAGAGGCGTTGAAGTATCGTCAAGGTCAGTTATGTGAGATTGACTGGCTTCTGAGTTGGCAAACAAGTGTCGAACAGAACTTCAAGGAACTTCAAAATGAAGATGCTGTTTGACTTTCGATGCAAAGACGGGCACGTTTCTGAAGCCTTGGTAGACAAGGAAACTTTAGAGATTCTGTGTCGCGTCTGTGATGAACCCGCAACAAAAGTGGTATCTCCTACAAAGTTCAAGCTAGAAGGATGGTCTGGGGCTTTTCCCAGCCGTGCTGATAGGTGGACTAGGGACCACGAAGAAGCAGGTAGAAAGCACCGGGAACGTAAACGTGAGGAAGCTCATTATACGCCGGATAA